TTAGTCCTTAGGCTTCTTCCAGTAGTCCGTGCCCTTCGTCACACGATAGACCGCCCGCTTCACGACCGAAGCAGATACGCCATTTGCATGGGCTAGCTCGCGATACGTTACCCCACCAGCTCGATACAAAGCGACCACCTTAGCTTCAACATCGGGTTCCAGGTTCCGACCTCGACCGGGCTCCCTACCACGCTCCCGCGCCGCCAACTGGCCGGCAATCGATCGCTCCCGAATCATCGACCGCTCAAGCTGGGCAACTGCACCCAGTATCTGCACCACGAACACGCCCATGCTATTCGTCGTGTCTAACGGCTCAGTCACGCTCTTTATCGTTGCCCCGACGCGCTCCAACCGACGCAAGATATCGAGCAGATCGAAAAGACTGCGAGCAACGCGGTCGATCTTGTAGACGACGAGAACATCGCCTCGTTTCAACGACGACAGACACCGCGCCAGCTCGGGCCGGCCTCGCTGCGAAGCGCCGCTAGCCTTCTCGTGAAAAATGGTGTCGCAGCCCGCCTTGTTAAGCGCGTCGAACTGCAAATGTGTCTCTTGTTCGCGCGTCGATACGCGCGCATAACCTACGAGCATCTGATCCTCCAAATGTAAGACGCCCAAAGGCGTGATGCATTTGGCCCTCCAACAATGCCACGGCCGACGCTGACAGACACCAGCCCCTACCGCAACAGCACAAGCACGACCTTCAGCAACACCAAGCACACCACCACACCGGCAACGACCAGCCAGTTCCGCCGCCAACTTTGAGCATGCTGCATCCGCTTGCGCTCACCCTCGCCCACCCGGAACGATGCCCGCTCAACATAGCCAGTCTTACGGCGCCACCAGTCCCGATACCAATCCCTTTGATCACCAGCCACAGCCCCTCCATTGCGTGCTCCAGCACGGCGAAGACTGTAGCCCAGGACTACCCTAGTGCAGCACTGGCGGGCCAGCCTCCTTACAGAACCACAACCTATCGTTGAAGTGGTTCGCCCGCAGAGCAATCGTGATGTCTCCCGGCAGATGCTCGTAGCACAGGCCGATCAGCTCGGCATAGCTGCACTCGACCTCCATCATGTGAACCTCGCCGACCTGCACGCCATTGCTGCGGCTGTAGCGATTCGACTCGCTGGGCGCGTCCTTGTAGTCCTTGGTGATGTACTTCGAGACATAGGCAGCCATCTTGGCGAGGGTCCATTTCCGGTGCCATTTGCCGCGCTTCTTCCCACCGACGAAGCACAGCCCGTTGTTGTGGCCGACGATAGAGCGCCAGATGCGAGTACCCAGCTCGAAAGCCTTGATCTTGGTCCCCTTGAGATCGACGTGCTGCGGCAGCTTGTGCGTGGCGAGGTGGACGTGCATTGAGCCCCGGTCCTGCCGTTCAAATGCAGCGCAGTAGCGGAACTGACCGCCGAGAGCCCGCTTCATCCTGCGGACCCATTCTTTGAAGTGCGCCTTGCACAGTTCGCGGTCCTCTTGGTTCTCACGGTAGGTGAGCGTCATGAGCTCGTTAAAGCCCTCGGTGATGATCACCCTTCGACAAGTCGTTTTGGCCCTGTTGGCGGCCGATCTGAGGGCTTTCTCGCGCCTTTCTTCGATCAGCTCAGCATCCTCGACCGGATCAATCGGGCGAATAGGCGTCCAGCCATCCTGTTTGAACCCGAAATCGTGGACCTCGCGCCACATGACGTAGGGCGCTGCGCTGCGCTCCATCACGCCATTGGCCTCCCAGGTGCGGATGACCCACTTGTCAGGGACAACTACCCCTTCGAACCAAAGGCCGTTAACATACTTCTCCATTGGCATGGTTTCCTCCTAAGACTCTCTGCCGATCCGACCCGGGACGTTGACGCGTCGCCGGGTCTTTTTTTGCGCGCTATGCGCGCGAATTCAACCTGCTAGGCAGGTACGAGAAAGGCCGCCCCCTGTAGCGCGCATCGGCATACGCCAACAGCCACTGAGACCGGCATTCAAAGAGCAAAACGAAGCTCACGCTGTACCCCTGTTCCAAAGTGTTTTAAGAACAAGTTAGGCCGCGCTGCGCGCGGCCTCGGCTGGCGCTTCGCGCCTATCCTTCGGCCCCCCGAGCGCGGCTCGCACAGCCCTGGCAACACGTTGAAACCTGAAGCCCGCAGCCGCGGGCGTCTCTCTGGCCGGCCAGAGAGGAAGCAGGGGCATGTAACCCACGCTGCACCAGAGAACAGATGCCTCCGCCACAAGGGCTCCGGCGTTTTGCTTTGCAGTAGCGCGAGCGCTGGCGCAGGGGCACGTAAGGCGCATGCCGTCACCGGGGCGGCCGTCGTAGGCGCGGATCACCGCTTGGCGTCCCTGATGCCCACGGGATCACGACGACCGGGGCTATCGATGATGACCGCCGAGGGCGAAGGCGCGGCCTCTACGGCCGGCTTCTCGAACGCGGCAGGGGTAGGCCCTGCCTGAGCCAGCTTGACCTCGGTATAGGGGTCGAATGGCGGGTTGGCGAGCCACTCCCGGCACTCAGCCTCGCTGATGTTGGCGACGGTGCCCTGCTGGGTGTAGCAACGTGCGGTCTTCCCCATCGCGTAGCCCGCTGCGATGCGTGGCATCACTGTGACCTTGCGCAACTGGTCATAAGCGGGCGCAGTCTCAGGCTTCGCGCTGATGCGCGGTATCCAATCAACGCGGTCATCGATGAGCTTTGGCCCGCCATCCGCAGGCGCGCCGCCGGTCAGGGCAGCACCGACCTTAGCCACACCAGTAGGCGCAGGGGCAGCCGCTGTACCTGGAGCACTGCCACCCAGCACAGCCGCCGCGCCGGGCTTCGACATGATGGTGTTCCACACGCGCAAGCCCATCACACCAACGCCCACGAGCGCAGCGACCATCACGACCAGCATCCACGGAAACGAGCGCACAGGCTTGACGTGCAAGCTGCTGGACTTGTAGTCCTTGAAGATGGCCTTCGGCAGGCGGTAGCGCTTTTTGATGGGGGCGTTTTTCCACGCGGTGCGGCAGTTGTCCGCGCACTCGGGCCATTCGTACCACCAGCGGCCGAGGACGCCCAGTTCACGGAGGTGAACATGGCGACCAACGAGGGCGCGGACGTTGCTGTCAAGCAGGTTCGGGCCCTGCGTGATGATGTAGAAGTCCAAACCACGATGCCGGTGCGTCTCGAGCTTCGCCACGGAATCGGGAACCTTGTTACCGGGGCCACGCGGACGCCAGACGTTCTGCACCTCGTCGAGGATGACGACAGAGCCATCGGGCACATCGTTGTGCCAGTTGTCGGGCTTCTCCAGCTCGGTATGCGGAATCTTCAGCTCGGGGATGCCGAAGACGAACATCTGCCGATCCTTCGACAGCTCGCGCAGCATGGACACGAGCGCAGCAGTTTTGCCGGTGCCAGGAGCACCCGTGATGAGGGTAATCATTGCGTGCCGGACTGGATAGCGAAGCGCTTCAGCACGAGCCACGCAAGGCCCGACATGATGCCGCCGCTGGTGATTGACATGAAGTCGAAGAAGCCCGCCATAGCGAGCAGTTGGGCCACGTCGCCAGCGAGGCCCGCGAAAGCGGTTTTGGCGGCCTGCAGGCCCTGCTGGAGCGCGCTATTGGCGCCCACGTAGGTGACGGTGCCGACGCCCATCGCCGAGAGCACGCGGGTGACGATGGGCCAGCTAATGCGGGCAATCCATGCGGCTATTCCTTCCATGAGAACAACTCCTTTCGGCCTTCCCAGACCTGCATGACGACGAGCGCCCAACCGAGCGCGTGAACGAACAGTTCGGGATCGCTCATGAGTCTTTCCTCGCGAAGCCGAAGAAGGTGAGCGCTGCGGAGAACCATGCGAGTGCGATCACCATGGGCCTGATGCCGTTGGCAAACAGGCACAAGGGCTCGTAGCTGAAGGCGATGGGACCGAAGCTCAACTGAGCGTGCTTGTCAGCGGGGCAGCTCGCGGACGATGCGCCCCAGCCACTGTCCGGCGTGATCGCTAGATTCTTGTTCTCATTCGGCACCGGCAATGGCTGCAGCTCATCAGGCTTGAAGACTTGACACGCGATGATGTCTGGGTGCTCCTTGCAGAGATCGAACTTATCCGGCTCCTTGCCCGCTGGCGCACCCGTGGTTACTGGCTGCGGAGTCTGCATCCCGCTAGGGTCAGTTCCAACAATCTCCTCAGGCCTCACGTCGAGCCGGAACGGGTCGTCCGTCGTCGGCGCGGGTGTGAAGCGAGTGACAGGCTGCCTGTACTGCTGAGGGTTCGTGTTAGGGATGGGAATCGGGTTGCCCTGCGGAACGCGCAAAGGCTGCGCGTTAGGCGGATTGGCCGTATCGGGCTCGAAGATGAAAGGCGCTGTCGGGTCAAGTGGGTACGGAAAGCCAGGGGGCAACGTCTGCGGGAGCGGCTTCGTTGCCATGTCCTCTTCGATCTGCTCGACCGTCACCGGCTGCGGTTGCGGCTGCTGGATGCACCCTGCAGGCGTCATGTACCAGCCAACCGGGCACGTCGATGACCTACGCCGAATCTGCCAGACCGTGCTGAATGGGTCACCACCCGGCGACTTCGCTCGCACAAGGCAATTGCCAGTGTCGGCACCCGAAACGATGACCTCCCCGCTCCAAGCGGTGTAGTTCGTATAGCCCACCGCCTGAGACTGCAACACAACAGCCCTATCACAGGCACCCTTACGGTTTGGGAACCACGGATCAGCGTTGTTCGGAGAGTACTCATAGCCGTCAGAAGGCACTGCATCAGCAAAGCACGTCCGCACCCACTGCCCACCCTGCTTTTCATAACAATTCGACGCAAGCCACGCGACAGTGAGAGCAAGCCCAACCCCGGGAATCAGCGCACGCGCTCCAGCGCCCGCCAGCGCGCGAGCAGCGCCCGGCCCAAGCCGAAACGCACCACGCGCAGTAGCTCCGCCAACAGACGGACCCGGCCCCCGCATGATCTTCCCAATCTGCTCTGAAGGTGCCGGCGGCGAAAACGTCCAAGAGCCCGGAGAACCACCGAAACCGGCCGGCGGTGAAGGAGAGACGAAGGCATGAGCAACGCCTACGCAACTGAAAAAGGCGAGGCCGACACTCAGCGAAAAACGATCCATGCTGCCCCCAAGATTGCGAGGCAGACGAAGACCGCCTCAGGTGTTATGGCCATGTTGGTTCCCCCAGTCGTGAACAGCCGTTGCGATGAACTTCACCGCCCACGTCGCAGCCCAGACCAGCACCACCAACCACGAGAGATTGACCGCATCGCCTGCAGTGATGAGCCCGCACGGCTGCGGGCTGTACGGCGACGTGACAACGACGGGAGAACCGCCACCGACCGGCGCGAGGCTGTACGTGATCGATGCACCGTCTACAGACGATGCATTGACGACGTAGCTCACTTCGCCCTGACGAACGAAGGAGCCGACTTGCGACGACGCGGAAGCAGCTGCGGCAGCTGCGGCCGTGTCGTAGCAGATCGAGCCGACCTGATAGCTCACAGCGCCACCCCCGCACCTTGGCGTGCCAGGAGAACGAGGGCGGAGCTGCTAGGCATCACAGGCCCTTGCGCATGAACTTGAACGCGAACAGCGCGATGACGGCCACGAGGACCAGCGTGGCGACCGAGACGCCATCCGACTTCGCATCGCCCAGCGACGTGGTGACTTCCGTGGGAACGGCCGCGAAGGCCGACGATGCCAGTGCGCCGATGCCGGCGACTGCGGGAGCTGCGAGCTTGCGCACGCGGGAGGCCATGTGGTCGATAGCAAACTTGTTCATCTAGAACTCCTTGTGAAGGCGTTCCCGGAAATCGGGATTGCGCCCGAATGCCCACGGCGTCTCTCGACGTTGGCAGGCATTCAGTCGAAATCACTGCACTCGCTCCCATGGCCTCGGTTGATCCCAGTGCACGACGGACTCGTAAGTCGCCTTCACCAAGAGCACAGAGCCGCAAATAGCCGCGATGGAAATCATCGCGAGCAAGGCCACACCGAAGGCCACCATGAGCGCATCGAACAAGCCCTCAGCCAGCTTTTGAAGCATCGTTCTCCCTCCAAGCAATGACAGGCACAGCAGCGTGATCGCGACTGCGTGCTGCCTCGATACGGTCATGGCGCTGCACGAGGTACAGCACCAGATCGAAGATGCGCTCCACAGTGCGCGACAGCAGAAAGCCGCACATACAACCGATGACAATGGCCCAGAGGGCCATGTCTACGATGAACTGCACAGACTCAGGGGGCAGCATCACGAAGCCTTCGGCACAGCAGGCATGCGGCCCTGTGCGGGCACAAAGCCGGTGAGGATCGACACGATGTCGCCCTTTTGCTCGCCGAAGTCGGCGACGCGGAGCGAGAACGTCGCGGAGAAAAGGCCGACCTTCACCTGATCACGAAGCTCGGGCAGGATTTGATCGCTGCGGAGCGTGCCAACGGTCACCACCTCGTTCTTGTCGTTGCGCAGGACGCAACGGGCCGCGAAGTGGTTGTATTTGTTGCCGGTGCGCTTGCTCGTGCGCTCCTCGTTCTCGACGGCGAGAACTTCAATGATCGAACTGAATTGAGACATGTGGTTTCCTCCAAATTGCCGCGTGTCGCGGCTGGCTCTAGCGACGTGCTAGCCGGAAGCCCTCGCACGAGGGCTACGAGCTAGCGAGTCAGAAGAGACGCCTTTGCGTCCAGAACTCCCGGCGACGGATCAAGGACCAGCGTTGAGCGGGAGTCACGGACGACTCCCGTAACCATCAGCGAGGACGTACTTGCAACGGATGCCGAGCTCAAAGGCCGAATGCGAGCCCACCGGAATGAACACAGGAGCATCAAGCGAGCAACCCGACGCCTGCCAGTCAGCCCCCCAATCGCCATACCAACCACCGTGCAGGTGCTCACCATCCGTGCGACGACTCGGCACGAAGACACCGTCAAATCTGGGAGGTGTGCCCGCCTGCTGGCCGGAGGCCGAGGGAGCGGCCAAGCTCGGCGCAGCCTCGTTTACCTCTTGCGAGGCACCAGCAGGGGGGCACTCGGGTTGCTGCTGCGCCGAATGGGCGAACAGCGAGAAAGACACGTTGGGTTGCATGGCCGCTCCTTGATAATTACCAAAGCGGATAGCACTGCTATCAACTCTGACAGCAGCATTGTGCAACAAACCACTATCAAAGGTGACAGCAGTGTCATTGAATTACTCTATTGATGTCGCATCCGAGATCGCCGGATCGCAAAACAAGCTAGCCGAACTCCTCGGCATCCCGGGCCCGAACCTTTCGCAGATCCGGACGGGCAAGCGACCATGTCCCATCGGCCTCCGAGCGCGCATCGCGAACATCGCAGGCCACGACACGACACGGGCAGTGTTCGAAGGTCTAGCCGAGAAGCTAGACCCAAAAGACGAATGGGAAGGACAAGCGCTGCTGACGCTGCGCGCAGTGATCGACGCGTTCCCCGAAGCCGGCGAAACGGCGAGCACCAAAACAAAAAAGCCCAGCAGCTCGAAAGCTACTGGGCTTGATTGGCGGAACCGGAGGGATTCGAACCCTCGATGA